TGGTAGAGCATTATATGTAGTCAGCGGTGCAACAAATAGTGGTAAAAGTATAGTATTGGGAAATATCGCAACTAATATTATTGGACAAGGAAAAAATGTCATTATTGTTACAATGGAAATGTCTGAATCCGTTTATGCAAAAAGAATCAGTAGTCAATTATCAAAAATACCTTTATCAACTATTGCTTTGCGTACAGATGAATTAAAGAATTTTATTAATGATTACAAATCGAGAATTTCGTCTAAATTGTTCATTAAAGAATATGCACCTAAAGAAGTAACTGTAAATCATATTAGAGCATATATACAACAATTAATCAACAAAAAACATATTAAACCAGATGTAATTATTATTGATTATATCAATTTAATACAACCAACAGTTATAACTGGACATAGTTATACAGATATTAAATTAGTAACTGAACAACTTAGAGCATTGAGTTATATTTTTGAATGTCCGGTAGTTAGTGCAACACAATTGAACCGTGAAGGATATGATCAGGCAGACCCCGGATTAGATACAACTAGTGAATCTATGGGCCTTGCTCATACGGCAGATGTAATGTTTGCTGTATGGAGTAACGAAACAGATAAAGATTTAGGTATAATACATTTAGGAATGCAAAAGAATCGATTCGGACCAAATTTCGGTACAAAGGCTTTACGGATTGATTATGATACATTATATATGTTCCAAACGAATGACGATGAAGTAAGCAATAAAGACGTTGCCGAAGCAGATAAAGCAATAGAAAATATAATAAACGATATAAATATGTTCAATAACGGATTAACGACAACTATAGCACCAATAGGAGTATAAAAATGGAAAGATATTATTTATTTACAGATCGTGATTTAGATGGAGTTATATCATACTTAGTTTTTTCTTGGTTTCATCCCGACGCCGAAATATCTACAACAGCAACGACAGTAACAAGATTTCGCGATGAATATCTTAAATTTATATCTGAATACTACCCTGAACATTTTAACAAAGTAGTAATTTTAGATTTAGATGTAAGTGAACATAAAGATTTAATAGATACAAAAAACCATCTTATCATTGATCATCATAAAACTCATATTGACAATGGAAACTATAAAGAAGCAAAGGCACTATTAAAAGAATACGGGTCGACTTGTAAATTGTTGTATAAAATATTTTCAACATTAAAGCCCGAAATAAACATTACAAAGGATCAAAAACATTTAGTTTTACTAGGCCATGATTACGATAGTTATGCTCTTGAGTTACAACAATCAAAATTACTTAACATTTTGTATTGGAATACACAAAACAGATTTAATGTTTTTATGAGAGACTTTTATAAGGGATTTAAAGGGTTTAATATACAACAAAAAAATATTATAAAACAATATTTGGTAAAATTATCAGAATTATTATCATCACTAGATATTTATAAACTTGAAAAAAAGGTACAAGGAAAACCGCGTAAAATATTAAGTACCTTTGCATCAGAGGCAATTAATGAGGTTGCCGATCATTTATTGAATAAAGGTGCCGATATAGCAATTGTGGTAAATATAAATACAAAGAGAGTAAGTTTCAGGAGAAATAAAGACATTAAAGATATTAGTCTTATAGAATTCGGAAAAGAAGTATGCGGCACCGGTGGCGGACATGAATACGCAGCTGGCGGTTCAATTACTAATCAATTCATGGAATTTACAAAACAATTAACACCATATGAATGAAAGTAACGAATATGTATTACCAATCGATGTATCGATGGTATGTCATCAAACAGGATTTGAGCAATTAGGGGATAAGGATTTAGATGAATGTTTTTTATATTTTGGATCCTTTTTATCAATGATACAAAATAAAAAAGTAAGTCAAACCAATTACTTATTATTTTTAATAGAAAAACCAGAATTAAGAGAAATTTTAATGCAAATGACCGGGATAGAAACATTTCAACAATTAATTAAAGAAACGGCAATACGATATCCTCTTTTATATAAATCGAAAATTGTAAATCGTGGAATTAAAAAATGGAAAAAATTAGCAAAGAGATAGAAGATATTTATAATCAACATTTAGCTATATCTAGAAAATCTCGAAACAAACCATTTCAAATAAGAAAAGATTTTAGTAAATTTGAATTTTCAAATGATTTCCATAAATGGAAAATATTAGAGCATTTTTTCAAAAAATTTCCTAATGTGGATAAAGTTCTTTATTTTAAAGCACCATATGAATTATGGAAAGATAAAGAATATTTTCCAGTAGATTTTTATATCAAACCCGGGGCAATTAAAGCATATACAACTTACAAAACACAATTACAACAACAAAACCCCGATTTAGATGAATCTCTTGAATACATAAAAAAGTCATTATTGTTTATCGGAAGATATTGTGAAGAAAATAAAATAAGTATTAATGATTATATATCAAATAAGATAGGATCAACATATACATGGATGAAACATATTCGTAATGGAAGTATTTCTCCGTACGTCATTTTTGGGTTCAATTATATTGATGACATCATGTCTAATACACCAATGGACGAAAGATCATTATTATTAGGTGAATTTGCAAACAAATTTTATCATTTTAAAGAAAAATATAATAAATCTAAATTAGCAAAACAATTAGTAACAATAGGATTAAATAGGATAAAAAATAAATTAAATTCAGTTGACAAAAAATAATTCTATATTAATATTATATTGAAATAAACATAAACCAACTATAAGGAGTACATAATGAAATACAATACAAGAAGCATGTTTGATAGCATTAAAAAGTCGCTACAAGAAACAGATAAAAATCAAAATTCAAAATTTAGTGATTTTTTGAGACTTACCAGTGGAAATACATATACCGTTCGACTATTACCTAATGTTAATAGCCCGGAAAATACATTTTTCCATTATTATCACTATGGGTGGAATAGCACTAGCACTGGACAATATGTTGAAGTTTTGTCCCCTAAAACTTGGGGTGATCCAGATCCGATTGAAGTAGAACGTATTAAATTATATCGTAATAAATCTGATACTCATGCTATTGAGCTTGCCAAGTTAATTTCTACTAAAGAAAAATGGTTGGTTAACGTATATGTAATCGATGACCCTGTCAATCCTGATAATAATGGAACGGTAAAGGTTTTAAGATACGGTGCCCAATTAGGGAAAATTATTACTGCGGCAATCGATGGTGATGATGCAGATGATTTAGGACCGGCAATTTTTGATCTTTCTGAAAATGGCTGCAACTTGAGAATCAAGGTAGAAAGTACCAAGGAAGGTAAGGATACTAGAGCATTTGTAAATTATACTTCTAGTAGATTTTCTAGACCGGCTGCAATTCCTAATATGACGGCGGAAAAAACTAAAGAAGTGCTAAATAGTGTTCATGATTTAACTTCATATTTTGGGCGTAAATCACCTAGTGAATTAAAAGAGATTTTGGCAGTACATTTATATGGTCGTGATGAAACAAATGTTTCGGAAGATAAACCAAAAATAAAGATTGATTCTAAAGTAGATGTTGAATCTGAATCCGATGATTCACAGACTGAATCTAAAGATGAACCGACTAAAAAAGAGTCTACTGGACTAGATATTGAAAGTGATGATAAAATTAAAGCACTTCTTGCGGGTTTAGATTAACTTATAAATTAGAAAGGAATATATAATATGCCAAGACTTAAAAAAGTTGAAGATTTGCCAGACGTCCAAAATTATACAGATAATATAATCAAAAAACGAATTAAGAAAGTAGGAATTCGCAAGGTAATGTTACCTTGTAAGGTTGAACGAAAAGATGGTTCATATAATAATTGCGTAACAAACATTTCAGTATATTCAGATTTAAATGAACATACTAAGGGCGTTAACATGTCACGTTATCGAATTATTCTTGAAGATGCATTTGTAAATAAAGACTTAAATCTAAGAAGAGCTATTCGTGATACATTAGGTGAAATTGCCACTAAACTTGAAGGAAGAGACGCTTATCTAAAAGTCAGTTTTGATTATTTCTTAACTAGATATGCGCCTGTCACTCGCACGCCAAGTTTACAAAATTATAGATGTACACTTGAAGGAAGATTGGTTAACGGTGAACAAAAGTTCTATATGACAGTTAAAGTTCCATATACTAGTCTCTGCCCATGTAGTAAAGAAATTAGTGATTACAATGCACATAATCAACGTAGTTATGGTGAAGTAACGGTTGAACTTATCGAAGGTAAAACTTGTTGGATTGAAGACATAATTGAATTAGTTGAAAAATCAGGTGCAGCACCGATTATTAATATTCTAAAACGTCCCGATGAAGCATATCAAACCGAATTAATGTATGAAAATCCTGTATTCGTAGAAGACATGGCGCGTAAAATTTCATTGCTTCTTGATGAATGGTTAGATAATACAATTAAAGATTATGTATTTGTAACTAATCACGAAGAAAGTATTCATACTCATAATGCAGTTAGTGTAATTAGTGCCGGTAGAAACTTAACATAATGAGAAACATAGACGACATAATTGATAGTAGTGATTCTGCTGCAGCTGCTTTTTTTGCAGCAGAATTAGCTTCTGGTTTAAAATACGTAGATAAACAAACTACTAATAGACCGTCACAACAACCACAAGCAAACCGGTTAAATCCACAGGAATTTTTAAGAAACATTCCTCAACCACAAAGATTACCCACACCACCAAGTCACCATAATGATAATGTGGCTCGAGGCATAATAGAATCTAAACCTATAAATGAATTGTTAATTCCTGTTCCTCAACCACCGACACCTATTGTTTCAGAACAGCCTAAATCTCAAAATAATACTACGGCAGTACAATTAGAACTTCCACTTAATATTCATGAAAAGAAACCACCCACAAACATATCTGAATGGTTTGGGCATTTGGACAATAAATTAGACGAATTGGAAATAAAAAATAGGATAGAAATTGGTAAGATTTATAGGCTTATTAGTGAAATAAACGCAAAATTAGACGAATTGACAAGTAATAGAATTGATTGATCAATATGAAACCTATATCTAACCATAAACCTCAAGTTGAACCGCGTAAAAACAATGAAATATCCGGGTTATTACATGAAATAAAATCGTTAGAAGACCGTGTAAATAAGTTAAATATAATGTATAATGATTTGAGAAAAATAACAGAAGATTTAAAAAAGAAATTATTGTCAAATTATCAACAAATAACCCGTATAAAACGAGCGAACAGAAATGCAAATTAAATTAGATCGCATTGCCTTTATTAATGAATTTTTAATGCCTCTTAATAAAATAGTTGGAGACGATGATATTAATAAAGGGTGTATAATTGATATTACTAATCAATCTGCTAGCAGTATTTGCAATACTAAAGATAATTCCATCATATTATATGCCAACATGAATATTTCTACGGGATTAGATGAAAAAGGGGAAACACATTTAAACATATTTGATATACGTAAATTTATAAGATTATTAGAATGTATACAAGAAAAGGAAGTCATATTAAAAATTAACAGTAACAATTTAACATATAAATCTAATAATATAAATTTTAAATTTCATTTAATGGATGACGGGGTAATAAGAAAATCGCCTATAAATGTTGCCAAAATATCTAATTTAACATTCCAAAATGAATTTTCAATGTCTAAATCGAAATTAGATGAACTTATGAGGGTTTCTGGATTTGCAGAAGATTCGAATAAATTGTATTTATCATGTGTCAATAATGGAATTAGGGGAGAATTAACAGACAAAACCAAGCCTAATATAGATAACGTTGATATACAAATTGCAGAATCATATATTGGTAATAATTTCAATAATATACCTATAAGTCTAGATGTATTTAGAAAATTATCAGGTATTAAATTTGACTTAATTAATATAAAAGTTAATGTTGAAACAAAAATATTATTAATGGAACTTATCAGTAATAATTGTGTTTTAAAATATGTAGCATCAGCATTAGTTAAATAATAAAAAGGAGAATAAAAATGGCTAATAATATTAGGACTCAAGGATACTTTATTAAACGTTTACGTGATTCTGGATACATTGTAGACAGAATATTTAGTAATTATAATCAAGCAGATTCACGGGCATGGACGGTTATTATTGATCCAGGTGGGGCAAGTATTTTCTGTACTTGTTATATTAATGAACATTATGAAAATGGCCCTCAATTAGGTAGTAGTACATTCGAACTATTTGATGGTGATAAATTTATTCCCGGGCGATATAAGATTAGAACTAGCTCATTTGAAGTATTAGTTGAACAATTAGTTAAATGGGGAATTAATAATAAAGCACCTAATTACGGTAAAAAAACTATAAAAGATTCTTCAGATAAATAAAAGTTTATTAAAGTTTCTTTATCAATTTTTGGGTAAATAATTACATGAAGAATGATAATAAAAAATCAAAACACGACGAAATTGATAAAATAACAGAAAAATTGCTGCAAGAATTATCAAATAGTAGTGTAATTAAACATATTTCTGAAGAAGAAACTAAAAAAATGATTTTGATGAAAGAGGGTCAAAAAGACATAGAGTCTCTTCCCCCTTTATTATCTGAATATTTAAAAAATTATATTATTGTTGCACATGATCTATTAGGAAATGAAGTAATTATGTCATATGCAACAAGTAAAAACGATATTAATGCGGTGCAAAAATTATTTTATGACACGTTTATTAAAATGATAGCGCCTCACCGCTCTTAATAGTATTAAGCATTTGTTGGTCCAACTATTCTTGTTGATTCCATGGCCAAGTTGACAGGCGGTACACCTGGGCATACACACGGCACTATACAAGTATTTGGGATAGGTGTCCGGACGGGTTTAGCGGGCATTTGTACATTTTCATTAACATGTGCAGCAACTGCATCTTCTCTAACCCCAACACTAGTATCATATAAATCTAGTGGTACATTTTTAAAATAGTGAAAATGCTGTACTTGGGGCATAAAATGTGTATGTAAATTTAACCAAGACATTAATATTGCTATATTAGCATTAATCACTGCAATTGCAGCATTTGTTGAAGCTGCCAAGGGAAAATCAATTGCCCCGGCAAGTGGTGGAACAGGAACCAACGCTATAGGTATACAAGGTGTTAAACCGGACGTAGAACATTTTAAACTATCCGCACATTCAGTTGTTTGAAATTCTACAGGTGCTGTTATAGCACATGATATTTTGGGTAACGAAGTAGTGTTTTCATATGCTGCTAATCCTAACGATAAAAATGCTGTTATGAAGTTATTTCATGATACTTTTATTCGTATGATGGTAAGTCCTAATCCACCTAAATAATTAAGGTGTTGTTACCGTAGTACTTCCTGATCCTATAAACCCATTTCCTGCCGTAACAGAAACTGTTATAGAAGCTACAGATCCTGATGGTGCAGATGATATATATGAAGATTTATAACCTCCCTTGATATCGGAAGCAATGGTTCGTAGTATTGGTTTATATCCCTGAGAGAATCCTGGCGAAGGTATATCGAAATGCGCCGCTTTACTTTGGGTTGCAATTTCCCAATATTTGTCTCTATACTCTTGTGATGCTTCATCATCATAAGCACCATTAGTTATAGTATAACACTTTATTTCGTTAGCAGTTAGACTATTGATTACATCAGTATAATAGTTATAAACGGGCGAATTATATAAACCTCCTGATGCATACCAGCAATTTGTATCACCAATTGAACTAGGAGTATTAAAGCCAGTATCAGTCAATAGTATAAATACAACTTTTGTTCTATAATTAAAATTGGCTTGATCTCTATAAGAACCTTCTGGATTAGTATTTGGATTTAAGGGGTCAGCTAAAGCATAATCTATAACGTCTATAGGGTTACGTAAAGAATCATTATCACCAACTACTTTTTCTATAACTTCAGTAGATAACCAATGCATAAATGTACCGGCATTTGTTACACTGCCCAATTCTGTTGGAGCAATAAATGATCTAGGTTGATCTAATGGAATTGGAGATCCTTGTATTGGAATATGTGTTATACCATAATTATTACCAAATGTAATACCACCAAATTTATAATCTACACATTTGCCTGATAATTGTCTAGCAAAATAATTCATATTATTATACAAACTGGTTAAGCTTGACACCATAGTAGTAGTAGAATCTAATAAAAATACAATATCAGTTTTAGCAGGACAGCCACCATATTTTGTACAAATAGAGGCAGCAATTGATCTAAAAATATCTGAATAATTAGCTGTAGATATTTCATACCAACTTGCTAATGTTTGTCGTGATATATCTGAATACTCTGATTTATTAAATTGGCTACTAGTTATTGTATAACAAGGAATATCCTCTTCATTTAATGCACTTATAGCGTCATTATATGTATTATAAATTGGCGAATTATAAGTCCCACCAGAAGCATACCAATTATCAGTATTCCCCGATGAACTAGGCGAATTAAATCCAGTATTAGTAACAAGTATATAAGCTACATTATTATAATAGTTAAAATTGGCCTGTGCACTATATGATCCTTCTGGGTTAGTTGTAACAGGAGTACCGAGAGGAGTTAATGCATAAACTATAGGATCAATTGCATTATTAAAAATATCATCTCCACTAATACTATAATTAGTTATAACATCATTTAACCAAAGTTTAAAATCATTAATTCCTGTTGGAGCAATGAGGGGTCTAATTTGATCAAATGGAATAGGTGTTTTACCTGGTAATGGTAGATGAGTCATACCATAATTATCACCAAAAGTAATACCACCAAACCTATGATTTAAACAACAAGCAGTTAATCTTTGAGAAAAATAGTCTATATTATTATATATTTTAATCAAAGAATTTTTCATACTAGTAGTTGAATCTAATATGAATATAATATCAGTAGCGGAAGAACATTTATTAAGAGATACACCACCATCAAATTCAACAGGACTTGTTTGACCATTTATTTCCTCTGTTATAACAATATTAGTACCACTATCTACATCCATAAATGTATTAAATGATGTATTTACTGTGGGCCAATCATTTAAATCAACTGAAGCAATTGTTAAAGCACCTACACCACTTCCAACTGCATTGTCAGGTCCTACTACTCGATAAGATTCAGCACATGGGCCAAATGCAGGAACACCGGGGCATACACAAGGAATATTACAATCATTAGGTATTGGAGTTCTAACGGGCTTAGCAGGCATTTGTTCGGTATTATTAATACCAGCATCACAAGCATCCTTACGAACATCTTCACTTTTACAATATAAGTCTAAAGGAACATTTTTAAAATAATGGAAATGTTGAATTCTAGGCATATTATGAGTATGATCGTTATACAGTGCAGTATGTGTTCCGTCCCATGCTTCAAGTGTTTCAGCTGCAGTCTTTAATGTTTCATCATCAGTATGCAGATCTTCTAAGTCTGTATTGATTGTTTCAATAGCACTATTTAATTGATCAACAGAAGCTTTTAAACTTGCTATAGATCCTTGTAAAAGTGGAATATTACTAATTATATCTTCAATAGCAGTTACACAGTTAGGTCCTGCCACTGTAACTCCAGCCACTTCAATTGAATCTGGTGTTGCCATTCCACCTAATGCATTTATTGTTGCCTCTAATGTTGTGGGTAATGTAGGAATGTGTAAAGGAACTTCAATATCAGATGGTACTTCAGGAACACATGGTTCTAATGTAGCACATTTTAAACTATCTGCACATTCAGTTGTTTGATATTCTAATGGTGCAGTAATATGGTGTAAATAAACCTCGCCTTCATGGTAAGTGGCACCATTAACTAATAATTGTCGTGTAACCCCAAGACTTCCATTTACAACCGCTTGACCATAATCGTCAGGATTAATAGATATTCGCTTCCCTTGTAAACTGGTGCGCTCTTTACCGTTTACTAATACTTCACCCTTTGAACTTAATGTTAATTGTTCACCTGCTATGGTAACAATACCACCATACATATCAATGTTACCAAATGTTTTAATTTGGACACCGCCACCACCAACTAATAATCTATATTGATTACTTGCGGTTATATGATAATCACCACCAGGTAAATGGTCAACGTCTACAGCTTCAACTATTGGGGCCGGTTTCATATATTCATATGTGCCCAAATGATCTACAGCAACACCTGCAACACGAATCTTACCAGTTGGATCTTTTCTCCAACCTTCAAAATCGTTAAATACTTGGCCAACAGTTTCTGTTTTATTACCATGTATAGAAGCTATTTCATTACCACCATTTCCTAATAATCTTTGTAAAGGAAATAAATCTGCTTGTTTACCATGAATAAATCCAGCAAGGCTTTGTTTTAATCCATCAGCAGCCCAGGCACCATCTTGAGTACTTGGACTTATACCGGTTCCGCAACATGTTTTACAAGGTAATACCCATTTCACACCACAAGAGCCAGTTAAATCATCTATTTTATGAATACCAGGAGTTATTTTATTTGTACTACATGGTTCACAACTAAATACATCACATTCATTATAAACTATATGATAAACTTTGCCAGAACAACATGTTGGACAAGGTGCAGGCCCCCCAGATTTTGATTGCAATGGAGAAACACCAGTTGCATTTTCAAATGTTTCACCACAAGTACCATTATCATCAACAGTAGCTGCAGAACGTTTTATTTCAAAAAGGCGTTTCCTATCATGAATTTCTTTCAGAATGTCTTTAATTTGTAAAACAACATTTTTATCAAATTGACCTATTGTTTTGAAATGATCACCACCAATTATTTGATCAACGTGATCTTGAACAAATGTACTTTGATTCTTTTTAACAGTTAAAAATTGGTCACCTATGACCAATTTTTGGTCATTGCCTGCAGCTAGTTGAGAAGTAGTATAATTATTAAATTCTAAAAAAGACCCACTATAATGAGTAAATTTCATTATTTCCCGAAGGTCCGTATCAATTAATTCTATGGTATGTTTATTACTATTAAAAACAGTTTTTGATCTAAAAGTCTTTGTGTCAGTATTTAAGAAACCACCGTCTTCAATATTTACATTTTCAAAACTTTGAGGATAGTCAGGTGAACTAAAATCTTTTAAATCTTCTTTAGTGTTTTGATTTAATGTATATATCCTTTTCCAATCTTCTTCACCCGCCGCGCTTGCAAAATATACAGGATATTTAGGATCACCATCTTGAAAGAAAAGCCAAACATGAGCACCAACATTAGGTATCGTAAATAATCCCCTAGCTAAATTAC